CCTGTTTATTATTATCTGGATGTAATGGCTAAAGATAAACTAGAAGCCATGCAGAAAGCAGAAAAGACTGGCGGATCAAAATTTAATTTTCTTCACAAAGGAGATTGGCAAAATCACGAAGTAAAGGAGGTGAAAGAATGAAAACTAAATACGATCTTGAAAAGGCCTTTATCTGGTTCTCAATGCTTGTCTGCTTGATGTTCTTTTGGTGTTGGGTCTTAGGTGTGACCTAACCCCGCCCGATCTCTTGGGCTTCCTTCCTTGCTCGCTCTCCCAAATATAGAGCTTGGTTGGTTGCCCTCTCCCTGCCCGCCTTGCTGACCTCATAGGCTAAACCAACAAATAAAAAATGTCTCTTCCCGCCCCGCTGTAGACTCTCGTATAGCTTGCCATCTTCGCCCTCACCGTCACGAACCAATAAAATAATACCTTTCTCCATTAGCCCCCGAATGGCCCGACTGACTGCCGACCTATGCAGTCCAGTCATTAAACCATAATAAGCTACCGCATCGTGACTAGACCAAGTATCTAATCTAAACCTTTCCAACATAGCCCAAAAGACAATTTTCTCCGTAGGTGTTAAATCCTGCCTTGCTATCACCCTCCTGCCTTGCTTCCACAATACCTTCCGATATCGCTTCACATTCAAACTACTTTGTAATTCCCGACTTATGCCGCCTTCCTGCCTTCCTGCCTGAAGTCCGAATTTAATCCACCACTTTCTCTTCATACTCTCTACCTAAAAAATAATAAATGAGCCTCAAGCTCATTTTTATTATATTGGATATTATAACTGGATATGTGTCGCTATTTGTATCTCCTCGAAACAATAAGCGACATGTTTTTGCTAATATTGGCATCTTTTTACCCTCTTTTATCAATATATTTTAAGAAAGTTTTAAGTTTTGGCATAAAGTTTTGATGAATATTATAGACCCGTAAGCGTCTATCGGAGTTATGGTTTGTCTTATGGTAAACCTTAATCGCTACCCCATCATTCAGTAATAATTGTATGGTGGATCTTGAGCCAAACTTATGATTGGTGAGCCGACATATTTCTTCATAATAGACTGGCTCATTAATAAATTGTTGTTTGGCTATGGTATTAGTGACAACAAAAGATAATGGGTTCTCGAAATAAAAACGGAACATCTTATCTAGTATTGCTTGTTTATAATCTTTATCCCAACTGCCTAATATTCTGAGATAATCTTTAGTCTCCATGTTACCCCCTAATCGTTATAATATTACATAGTAGTAATATCGAAGTAATAACCTATTTATTTTTAGTGGGTTTATTTTTTTTCCAATGCTTCTTATGCGGAGACTTAAATATTGAATCCCAACGATCTTTGAACTCTTCGTCTGAGATTTGACTTTTTCTTTGATCAGATCCTTTACCTGCCATAATTATAATTAGACTAATTCTAAATTAGCCCTGCCCTCGATATTTCTTCCAACTTCTTTTCATGTTTTTATTCATGGTTGAATGTCCAACATTATTTCTACCCAGAGAAGTTTTTTTACCTCTTCCTGGTGTCGCTGATCTATAAGTATTAACTATTTTAGCTTTTCTTACCATTGATCTTTAATCTTAATATCTGCTTCAGTCATAATAACTACCCTAGCCCCACAGGGTAAGATAGGTTTTTCGTTACCACCATACATAACTGTTGACGGGCCTAGTATGTCAACAGCATGACAATATGTATTGGTCCGACCTTCTTTTATGGTTATCACAGGTTCGTTAGTACCATGATTTTTATTAGCTCTAATTTTGTGTTGATTTACATGAATGTATTTTTTTGCCATCTTCAGTTATTAATTTTTGAATCTATCTTATCTGTAATCCATTTTGGTATGATGATATCTATTTCTTCAACTTGTTTTAAGCCACCAATATATTCGACTAACTCTTCCTCAAAACGTCTGCAATATTCCTCACGCTTCAACCATTGCTCACCAATTTTAGTTCTAAATTTGCAATCTTCACGCCAAGCCAAATCTAAATTTGTTTCGGTGTAGATGATCATGCTATTTTAGCTTTTCTTACCATTGATCTTTTATTTTATTGCTTTCAATAGGTTCTAGAATAACATCTTTTCTAAATAATGTTTTAGGAGTAAAGTCTGCTTTACTATTAGACTTAACCATAGCAAATTGAGCTACCCTATTTATATCAGGCTCAACATCATGTTCTAAACATATCTCCTCGGCTAAATCTTCTTTGACATGAGTTAAAACTGCCGCCCATCTTGCCGAGTCAACGATTGCTGAAGCTCCTCTAATACTTGCCCTAAAACCAAAACTATCAGTAGCACTAAAAGCTGACTTACTCATATGGTGAGAAGTAATCACCGCACTATTTGTTTTCTTGGCCAAACCAGCAACATAAGTTCCCCAAAGTTGACCAACTTCATTTGAAGAAGATACAGACGCAGAGCAGAAACTACTCAAAGGGTCAATGATAAGGAGACTTAGAGAATGAAATGACATCAACTCCTCTTGCAGTGACCACCCCGCATCTGTAATTCTTAAACCTTGATTATCTTCCGCAATAATATTAATCGGAGAAGCATCAGGAACACAATACACATAAACATTATTCGGATAACCAAACCTTTTTTCATTTGGATCTAGTGAATGTAACCTATGATGGATTTCATCTTGTGAATCTTCTCCTGTTAAGAAAACTACATCACCACCTGACATAATTGGTTGATTGAGCCACCGACCTTGACCGCTTGAAACTTTTAATGCTAGGTCCAACAGCAATCCAGACTTACCAATCCCTCCAAGACCTGCAAAAACTCCTGCAACTTCTTTTGGTATTAAATCATTGACTACATATTCACGCTCTAAGGGCTTTCCCTGTAAGTCACGAATACTAAACCCTCGGATTTGAAATCCTGTTTGATACAGCTCATTTCTGACCCTCTCAGCTCCAAACTCCAAAAATACATCATTATAATCACCGATTTTACTAGGAATCCTTGTTACACAGTTGAATATTGCAGACTGAACTTCTTTTGCTCGGTCTTGGCCAACACCAGATTCATCATTATCAAGTGCCAAAATAAATTGACCATTATAAATCTTCCTAAATCTAGTTAAGGCTTCCAAACAAAAATTTGCTGAGAACACAACCAAGACGGGAATGTTGCAACTTTCATAAACACTACAAGCAGTTGCATAACCTTCGACTACTGCAATCTTTTCTACCTGGCTAATTGAAGCTAGGTCTGTGCCAATTAAAAAGAAACTACCTTTAGTCTCTCCTGCACTCGCAAATCTTTTCTGACCGTCAGGCATTATGTATTGCACTGAGCGTAAATCTAATTCTTTTGTTTCAGGGTGTAGCCGATACATGGGTATTAATAAATTACCATTGGCTTCTTTAATGCCATAAGATCCTATTTGTTTTGCTTTGAGGTATGGGTGTGCTGTTACTTTGTCTGCTTTATTAAACTTATCTTTAACGTATTCAGCAGTTTCTTCTTGCTTCCTTGCCTTATCTTCCGCAGCTCTTGCCTTAACTTCTTCTAGTTTGGCAAAGAGTTGTTTCTGTTCTTGTTTAGATAGGCTTGTCGTTGAGCCTGTAAAAAATTTCTTCTCTTCCCCAGTTCGCCAGTTACCATAGACACAACAAGCATATTCTGGATTGATCTGGTGATAGATATACCACCCGCTAGTCTCACCTGACTTATCAGGTCTTTGGCCACCAATAGCATTAACACCTACTCTTTGCAGTGAACCCTCTTTTAAGAAATCAACACGCAAACCAAAGTTACGCATTTCATTAAGAAGATCATCAACGCTATTGCTGTCTTGTGCAAATTTTATTGAGTTGTCTAATTTTATTCCGCCATCAAAGTATTGATTTAATTTCATTCTCTTTAGGTTTTAATTCTCCTGTCTCCGCCACATGATTTTGATGGTTAAGAAAATGTCTGACCGCATCCTTCACAAACGCTAACTTACTCTCTCTCGACCATTGATTCATTTGTCCTGTTTTCTCTCTCTTTATTATTTCGTAAAAAGTATCTTTTAAATTTGTCAGAGCGTAATCAACACCAGCATCAGAAACTCTTGCGATATTTCTCACAAGCTCACCTTTATTAATTTCATCTTGATGCTTCATTGAACACGCTCCATATACAAATCGCCCTTCGCCTTTTATAACGAGATATGGCAATGCTGGGCGACCACATTGGCATAAGCTGGGGTAGTTATCTACCACGCAGCATTGTCACCTTCTGGTGCAGTTTTAGTTTCTGCAACTTTGGGTGCTTCCTTTCCGACACCAGGCAGAATTGCTGCTTCCCAGTTGCTACCATAATTGTCATCTATTTCTAAATAGCCATTATCGTTTCTCTTGAGATCACAGCTTACAGTTCTACCTGCAAGGAGGTCTGTATCGGAAAAAGTATCAATACCTGCTGCTTTCGCTAACAGATACAAACTCTTTTCAGCAACTTCTTTTGCTTTCTCGCTACCTTCCACAGTGAATAATGCACCAACTGAAATATTGGTATCTTCCACTTTAAAATGTAACTTAAGACCAGAACCACCATTTTTATAAGGCTTGGATTCTGTATGTGAATATACTAAATTATATCTACCCTCTTCTATTTGAGGTCTGTTGTCGGTAGGTTCTTTCAAACCACCCTCGAAATGTTTTGACAAATCTGCCATTTTCTTTTCTCCTATTAATTAACCAGTGTAAGAGCGAGGATCTTCAACGTATTCGATAATATTATCTAATCCCTCGATAGTCTCCTCTATGCTCTCAGTAACACCGACTGGATAAATCGTATCTAATTCATAAGTTGCTCTTGGATCGTCTAAAACTTTTTGCAAAGTTCTTCGCACTCTCATAAGAGTCTTAGGAATGTCGATTGGTTTCGGTTTACCCATTATTTATCTAACAATATTTAACCATTAAGAATCCAATGAATTTTCATACGAAAAAGCATTATTGGTTTTTCCCAGGTTTTTTAATTGCATCTTTAATAGCATCCCATTTGAGTGGTAACTCAGCAGGTAAGCTATATCTATTCTTCGCTAAGAACGCTGGGCGTTCTTCAACGTGCAGAACCCTTTGACCAGTTGACACTGCTCTGGTTCTTTCACCACCTCTGCTTTTTTCCACAACTGTTCCAGTTTTGAAATCAGCAAAGCCAACAATATCTGAGACTTCTAAATATAAAAAACCATGCTTGGCATTTAATTTAATCTCATATCTATCGTATGCTTCTGAGGTAGGATCTTCAAAACGCTTGATTACTGAATGAGCTAACATACAGATAATCATGCCTTTCTGTTCTCGTAATTGATTTAGTAAGTCAATTATTTCCCTAGTATATTTAAGGCTTAGACTAAAGCCTTTACCATAACCAGGTTCATTGATGTCTTTAAAACCTTCAACCTTACAAGTCTTATCAAAAATAATTGGTTCTAAATGATCCAATGAATCAATAACCAAAGTTTTATATTTATGATCTTCTGCTAGTAATGATTTTAGTATTTCAATTATGTCATCATAATTTTTTAATAAATCAGTATGGGCCACATCAATCACACCTAGACCATCTTCGGTCATAAGAAATAATGGTTCAGGAAATTCTGAAGCGATAGTTGTTTTACCAACTCCAGGCTTGCCATGAATTAATATTCTTGGTGGTTTTAAAGTAGCTTTAGTTTTTATATCAGCTAATGAAAAAGCCATTACTTAGACTCCTTTCCTATAATGCCAGTAGCAACCTTATCTTCCTCAACTTCTTTTACTTCAGGAAGCATTGGTTTTAGTTTTTCAACTAACAACTGTTCATTCTTTAGTAATGAATTGAAGTGAGCTACTTTCTTAGCTGCTTCTTGTGCTTCAGCCATAAGACTTTGTTTCTCTTGCAATACTCCTACCAAGTCTTGCACGACTGGTTGGCTTTCATGTGTAAGGTCATGCTCAAATATGTCACGACCATCCATCGTAATTATCGGGTTGGTTTCCATAAAATCTTTCCTCCATTTTCTGTGAAATTATTATAAGACTTACAATAAGTCTTACCCTTGCAGAGCAAACATTGTTGCCCTACTACTTCTTTCGGATTTTTTTCCAGAGCTGCATCAACGCAGTCTTTCAAATATCCTAAACCCCAATCTACAAGTTCATGCAGATCAAGTGTTGTTTCCTTGGCTTTTCCATTTTGAAAAATAACATTTTCATATTGGTAATCTCCTCCCCACCTTGCTACCGCCCCTAGGGTGTATATCTTAAGCTGTCCGTTATCTATGACCTCTACTGGCCACTTACCTGACTTCAAATCAATCAGGCTTATCTTGTCTTTACCAATGAGAATAATATCTGCTGTACCAAATAAATGATCGTTCACTTCATGCACATAAAGTTTTTCTTCAATCAACATTTTAGCTTCCATCTCCTCTTGTCTTTTGAAAACATAGTTTGAATAGGCTAGTGCTTTCTTCACTAACTTTTCATCTATTGTTATCTCAATATCTCCATCCTTATATTTCTGACCAACAAAGTGTTCTGTTGGATCTAAGTCTATCAACTCTTGTTTCAAAACTTTCTCAGCCATCCAGTGACAAGCACTACCACTTACAGTAGCTTCGCTGGCAACATACGGAGCTTTACTGCTCAGTGTTGCACTAGCTGGACACTTGCTCCAGAGCTTATCAAAGCCTGAAGGCGACACTATTGAGTGCGAGATAACTACTCCTTGTTAATAGGTTGTTGTAATTGTTCGCTCTCGTAAGTTGTCACATCTTCAAAATCGTACAGCACTTTGCCACCAATTTTGTAGTATGGGATTCCAATACCTCTTGAACGCCAGTTCTCTAATGTACGTTCACTTCGCTTCCAACGCTCTGCTAGTTGTGCTTGATCTATAAAATTTCGGTCTTTCATTTTTTTCCCTTGTATGTATTAAGTAATACTTAAATGTTCTCTATTTGTTCACCTTACGCAAAAAATTGTGTAATATCAAGTAGATGAGAGAAAAAACTCATAATGAATTTTAATAGGAGAAAGAAAGATGAGTATTGATAAGATTAGACCAGAAGATTATTGGAAAGATGAACCATGTGATTTTGGCAAAAACTTAGCAGATGAAAAAGAGCTTGCAACAGAGCGACAAGTTGGTGGCAACCACTATAAAGGTAGAGCACAACCAATAGAATATATTATCAAGAACGACATTAGTTGGTGTCTTGGGAACAGTATTAAATACATTACCAGGTCTGGTAAAAAGGGTAAAAGGAAAGATCATATTAAGGACCTGCAAAAAGCCATACATTATATAGAGCTAGAATTGCAGCATACTTACAATGTAGATCCAAACGGCAAACCCTTAACAGTTAAAGATTTTGATTGTGAAAAAATAGATTGGGAAATCTTTTTAGATAAGCAATATCTTTTCTACTACCAGCAGAATGTAGGTGAGATAATTTTAGATTACGATGAATGGCTACAAGAAAATGAAGCCGATTTAAAAGAGAGGTATAAAGATGAAGGAAACTTTTAGAGAGTATGTTACGAATAAATTTTATGACTGTAATAGAAATAAAATTAAATACTACAACGAAGAACCATACGGATCAGTGCTTGAATACTTCAAAGCAAACAAGCACTTTTTAATAAATAAGTTTAAAGCTAAAAAAACTTAGAGTGAAACTCACCCATTTTATTGATGTTATCAATAGTGGTTTCTTCTAATAGGTGAGCATACCTATTTGTAGTTTGGGTTGATTTGTGTCCTAGCAAATCACCCACTTCTTTCAGTGTCATCTTCTGATACGAAATACAATGACTGGCAAAACTATGTCTTAGATCGTGTAGTGTTATATGATCTAAACCAAACTTTGCTCTAATGTTTTTCCACATACGATACGGTGTTTTTATTGCAAAGATATATTCATGTCTTTTGCCATTGGTTCTAGGTTGTCGCTCTATTATCTTTTGTGATTGAGCATTAAGATAAATGACACGCTTTTCACCTGTCTTGTTTGCGGTCTTATGTTCGTTTAACACAATCCTATCTCCTTTGAAGTCACTCCATTTAGCATTACCTATTTCAGAAGCAGACCTTGCTCCTGTTAAGATACAGGCCCAAATAAAATCCACTGATGATCTTTTACGATGTATTTCATATCGGCTGTTCAGTTCCTTTATAACCTCGACAAGCTGGTCTTGTGTTAAGTAATTTTCTCTAATACTTTCAGTGTATTTCTTAACCAGGTTGAAAGGATATTTCTCTGTGTACTCAGAAGCCTTTGCTTCATTGAACACCTTTTTGAACACCATTAAAGATTTATTAGCCATGCTTTGTTTATCAATGTCATAGAACCAATCTTTAACTTCTTGGTGGGTAATAGTTTTTATATCTCTTGAGCCAAAGACTTTTTTTAAATAGTTGTCATATATATTTTCAAAAGACTTTCTACTTTTCAGGCCCTTAGTTTTTTCTAGATATTTAAACCATGAGTCAGCAAATATTTGTACTGTCATAATTTTATTATTTGATTTACCAAAAGGATCTATACCTTCTAATACCAAGGCATGATGTTTTGCTGCTTTAATTCTGACAGCTTCAATAGGTGTGTTGATGTCAGCTAACTTGTTTTGTTTTCTTTTGCCATTGATGATGTAGGCAAAGGTATAACACGATGGATATATAAGTATGTTCGAGTCTTTCTTATCTCTTTCAAATTTCATTTTCTCTCTCTCTGGTTGTGCTGTGGTTGTATTTTGTTATGTTTTACCCGTGAACAAAATAGCAACTTAGCGTATATTTATGATAACAAAATATTGAAAATCAGGTCAAGTTTATGAGAGAAAACTGGGAAAATATGGTGAGCCCTGCAGGATTCGAACCTGCGACCCATTCCTTAAAAGCACTATGATTCAGCACCTTTAAGCCCAGAAATCAGCCAAAAAAAAGACCTCATTTTCTTTGGTTGTTATCAGGTAGTTCAATAAACTAAATGTCGTTTTCTTTCAACGCATTTATAATAGTGATTGATCTTTCTAGGGATTTTCTAGGGTTTACTTCTTTGATGTAGTCTAATTCTTTCTGCCAGGTAGCAGTTAAGTTTCTGTTGGGTTGGAACTCTATTTGGTCATAGGGCAGATAACAGAAAGCAAATATATCTACTTCGTTTTCTGAATATATCTTTTTAGTTTTATGGACCTTCTTCTTGATATCCCACCTAACCAATTCTTTGTTTCTGTGGTGAAAGGTTGACTCAGATGTTTTAACTTGGATCTTGTATGGGATGTCATCTTTCATAACCAAGAAATCGTATCTGGCTGTTGGGTTGGGTTCAAAGATTTCGTCAAAGTATTGGAGTAGGAAGTAGGCAGCTAAGTGTTCGCCAGACCGCCCTACTTTATAAGTTGACATTATTTTTGCTTATTGGTTATTATTCTTCTTCAAGATTTAGCTTTATGTTATTTATATCAATATCTTCTTCTGCTAATATTTTCTTAACGTATTTAGGTAATCTATTAAAATATACTTTTAAAAATACTTCTGGCTCTATAGCTTGGTCTTTAATGTAATCATTAACTGTTGTTCTAATCCCTTTTAAAGCACCTCTAACTACATACTCTTTTCTTGGGTTGCTTAATTCTTCATACTCAGGATTTGTTACAATTGAGCCAATAATTTCCTCGACCATTGGGCCCATATATCTTGCTTTAATTTGATCTGCTTTTCTATTACCAGAATAAGGAAGTATATCTCTCATTTTAAAACCAAGTCTATCAAACTCTTTTTCAGCTGCATTTTTTTCTTCTCTTATAGTTGCACCTGTCAGCTGCCTTGTTAATGGGCCAGGAACTTCTGCTCCTATAAATGGTAATGTTACTGTATCTGGTCTGCCAGGTGTTGCCGCTCTTGTTGGAGATTCTATTTCTGGAAATTGCTCTCTTACTACAGGTATGTTTGTTTTAAGTTTATTAGTTGTATCTGTTATAAACTCTCCTGTATCTTCTGGCCTTTTAAATTTTTGGTCCTGATCTATAAAGTCATTAAACATTCTAAGCGGTGTTAAATATCCACCAAGAACATCAGACACGAAATCACTCATAAACTTATTTACTTTTTCTTTGGTATCTAAACCACTTAAACCATCAATTAAATTTTGTACTAGCGATAAACTAGCACCAGCCCTAAACTGTGCACCTGTTAATGCTTGTAAAATATCTTTAGCATCACCCCAGTTTCTGCCTTGTTCTAATCTAGTAATAACATCAGCTACAAATAAGTAAGGTGTTAATGGAAAGTAAGGTCTCATATCAATAGTTTTTCCAGACTTAGTTTCTAGCTCGTACCATTTATGATCTTCTGACATTCCTTTACGTTTAGCTTCTATAGTTGCTAGTAATAAAGTTGAACCAACAACCGCTTGACTAAGTGCAGTAGTATCACCAGCTGCAATCTTTTTGATTTCTTTTGGTCTTAATAATAAACCAAATCCGACTGGGCTGTGTTTGAATTGAAACTCAACAGCATTAGCCATAAACCTAGCAAATGGTAGTACGCCAGTGGTTACGAATGGTATTGAATTGGATATATCAACAAATGCTTTTAAAAATTTATTATCTGGTGTCTTTGCATAAGTAAAATATAAAGAGTCATCTACTGCTTTTGTTATATCTTCTTTTGATAAATATTTTAATAAATCATCATTTAATCCAACTTTATTAATATCTATACCTTTGTTTGCTAATGTATTTTGTATTGATGTAGAGAACATTCCTCTTCTGTACCAAAACTCTTGCATCCTGTTTAAGAAGTTCAAACCATCAACCATTTTCTGTGCTGATTTTAAAACTTTAGCTTTAGATGAATCCGATACTTCAGATGCATACTTAGTAAACAATCTATCGCTTTCGTTTACATAATATTTTGTTAAAAATTCTGTAAGGTCTTTTGCTTGTTTTTTATTTGTTGTTAGATTCATCATAAGCCTGAATGACTTAGTGTGATCTACGGGTTTTGTTTCTTTACCAAATGCTCTTTTAATAGGATTAAATGCAGCATTTAAAATACCATCATATATTTCAGTAAGTGTATGCATACCAACCCTACCAATTTGTGCTGTGTTGTTACGCATAGCAGTAGCTATTTGGCTAACTAACAAACCTCTTCTTATATTGTCTAAACCTCTTACGATGTCTGTGTACTCTTTAGCAAAATTTGCATACCAACCCTCATCTGGTGCTATCTCTCCAAGATCCTGACCCATTTTTTTCATAGATTTTTTAGCAACACTTAGTTGTTGCATACGTCTTGCTGAGTCAGAAATACTTTCTCTAAATACTGTAGATAATTCTTCTACTGTAAGATTGTTTTTTTGTAGAGTATCAACAAACTTTTTATAAAATTTAGGGCTAGAGTTTGCTAACAATACTGCTTCTTTTAATTGATCTGATATTCTTACATTTTTATTTTGTGGAATTTCTAACTCTTCTAGTATCTCCATACCAACATCAATTACTCTTTGATTAAGCCCTGTAGTTGTGTCAGTTTGAAAATCTTTACCATCTGGCTTTGGCTCAACAACATCTTCTGTTTTTATATTGTTTATGTTGCCACCATCACTAGATGCAAGTTCATCAGCGTAAGCTGATACAGGCGGTTGATCTTGAGACTGTTCAGCAAATCTTGGTTGACCTATTTGTTCTTCAGTTAATTTTGAACTATTTTTTATTATGTTTTTTGGGTCAAAGACTACTGTTTCAGAACCTGCTCGTATGCCAGAAAACCCTGCTTCTTTTACTTTTGATGATACATACTCAGGCACATTTTCAATGTCTTGATTGTATTCAAGGTCATCTAAATCTCTCATTACCATTGACAATCTTGTTTCTACGTTTTTTAAATGAGGAAAGAGATATTTAGTACCCGACTCATTTGTTGCAGCGTCTACATCTTGGAGGTATCTTTCAAACAATTCTGATGCATCATCATAACTATCACTTTGTTTTATAACGCTTGAGTCCTGCATCTTTATAGATGCATCATAACGTTGGTTTCCTAATTCATCTTTATAAGTTTTTGTTAATTTTAAGTTATCTTTAAAATACTTTTCAACTTTTATAAAATCTTTATATGCTAATTTTTGAGCAGGAGGTAGAGCATCTATTTTATCTAACTTACCAGCCCATTCTTTATAGGTTTGGTAAGCATCTTTTTCTAACGTAGATTGGTTATAATTTTCATAATCAAAAACTCTTTGTAATTCACTACCACCTTCAAGGTCTAGCATTTTACCTTTAACAAAATATTCATCAACATTAGGGCCATACATTTCAGCTTCTTTTTTAATTGATGTTAAATAAACCCCTTTACCATAAAAACCTTTGTCTCTTTTTCCTGTTTTAGAAAGGTCAAATTCATCAAACACATCTTCTGAACCATGATATAAAGGTTTACTAATATCAAACCCTTTTTTAGTAAGCTCATCATCAATTTGTTTTTTTATAACAGCTTTAGATTTTAAAGGCGGCTTAACACTTGGCTCTGTTTTAGGATCAGCTTTAACTGCACCTGCTGTTGGCAATCCTTTTTTACCAACAACGTAACCAGATACTCCACCTATAGTTCCACCTAATCCTCCACCTAATACTGCACCAAGTCCAGCAGACTTTAATCCTCTGCTAACGTCATAACCATCTTGCAAATCAGCATCAGTTAATATTCTTTGTCTTTGGGAATCATCATAAGTTGTATAAGCAGCACCTTCTACTGCTCCCACACCAGCACCTTGTATTGCTCTATTTTTTACAAGCTCTCTTATACCGAACTTAACACCTTGCTTACCGCCCTCTCTACCAAGCAATCCAAAACCAAATGTTCCTAGCCCTACATAAGTTGATGGATCTAGTGCTACACCTTTTACAAATCTACCCGTACCAGCTGCACTTATTTTTTTGTTATCATACATATCCATTAAATTTACAAAATTTAATTGATCTTGTTGCTCTGCATTGGATAGTTTGTTAGCAGTTACAGTCATATTAGGCAAGTTGTAGTTAAACCAACCCATTTGCCTTAAACCATAATTAGAGTAATCTTCGTCTGATTTTAATTTTGGTGCATCAGTACCCATGTTAAATTCGTAATATTTTTTTGATGCATTGATCCATGCTGGATCAACTTTAAGTTCTGCTTCTGTTTTTTTAGCGTTTGCTTCGTATGTATCTAAAGGGATTAAATTTTGTTCGTATTCTTCTAAGGGAACAAGAGCTGGTTCCTTTTTTTCTTTTGGCTTATATTCTTCTAAGGGAACAAGTGGCATTGTTAATCAACCTCAACATATTTCTTACCATTTCTCATAACTATTTTTTCACCATCTGATGTTCTTTCTCCTGTGTCAATAACTCCTGTGTCAATAACTCCTGTGTCGTTGCTAGAACCTTGACCTTCTATATAATCTTGTAAGAATCTATCAAACCCACCAGTATTTTGTCTTAAGAGATAAGTATTATAAAAAATTCTTTCATATTCAGGTAAAGAATCTACTCCATACAAGGCCACTTTTGTTTTAATACCAGCTGCTAAATTATCATAAATTTGTTTTGCAGTTGGTTGTTTTTCTTTAGGCATATTTCTATTTAAAAAATCTAAGTAACCTTCTGGTGATGGATCTCTTGTAGCTAATGAATATTCTTCATAGCTGTTAGGCGTATTTGGTTTTTCAAATTGACTTTCTATAACATCTTTAGGAACACCAGCACCATACATATCCATCATTCGCTGTATCTCTGGGGGTGAGCTGTTATAAATATCATTATATCTTTGTTGTTTTTGTGCAGCTTTTTCTTCAGCTTTTCTTTCATCTTCTTGCTGTTTTTTTCTTTCTTGAAAATTCATCATGTTTTGTTGTGCCAAAGCAAGTCTTTGAGGGTTGCCAGATTGTTGTGCACCGATAAGATTCATTTGGTTGGCAAAATTTTGTAAACCTTGCATTTGCATAGCTCTTCTTTGGTCTTTTGGTAAACCTACAAAATCATCGGCTGCCATCCTGTTATCCATACCATATTGACCAAAGGCACTACCTATTTTTTGAAATATATTTGCAGATTTTTTTTCTTGTGCTGGTGGTAAATTTAATGAATTAATTTTTTCATTTACTTGATTCATATCATTAATTAAACCCTGTAATCTAAAATCTTTCATTTGATTTGTTGTGATACCACCATCCATGGGGTTGTAGCCACCAGACTTCATTAAATTAAAAAAGTCATATTGATTTGCCATTATAAAGCTCCGTAATTAACCATGTAGTAACCGCTATCATGTTTGGTTACTGCATCTGGGTTTGTTGCCATAACTTCTTGAGCAAGAACACCTATAGTTGGAGAGTTAATATTTAGTTTTTTAGCTAACTTATTCCATGTCCAAGTGTAAACATTGTGTCCTTTTTTAGATTGACCAATAAGAGTAATGTTGTCTTTTAATCTTTTGTCAGAAAATAGACCCATTAATGTAGCAACAGTTTGTGCTGCATTACCTACTTTTTCAGCAGTTCCAGGTTTGTATTGTTCAGTTACGCTTCTATCTCCAGGCAAACCACTTAAACCTTGAGCAAGTAAATTAAGTTGTTCTTTAGGATAGTTAAGACCTCTCAAGAACTCGTCATAACCTGCATCCATAGCTCCTTGTTGTAAGCCTTGTTGTTGTGCACCAATACCAGATAGTAAACCTAAGTTTCTATATTGGTCACTTAGTAAACCTTCGTTAATGCCAGAACGGAAATTTCTGTCTCGCATAGCATTATCAACAGAACTATCAAAACCTTGCTGTCTTAAATTAGCTGCAAGATTACCTGCTCTGTCTGCGAAGTTTCTATTTGTTTCTGCTTCTAAGACTGCTGAACGAGATCCACCAAAAGCACCTCTGCCGATAGCTGCATCTTGATCTGATTGTATTTGTAATTGTCTCCCTCTGTTTAAGTCAGACATAACATTATCTATAACTTGTTCTTGATATGGGTTTTGAAATGAATTTATATCTAATGGTGCTTGGCCCATACCAGCTAATTGACCTCTTGGATCAAAAGACATTGATTGACCAAACATATTTCTTGCTGCATCAAATCCTGTTAATTGGTCTGGATTAAATCCTGCAACCCTTGGCCCTGAATAGGGTGTAAAAGGTAAAGCAGCAATATTTTTAGACCTATTATATAGGTCTGTTTGCATTGCTAATATTGCTGGATCAGTAGTTGAACTTGTTGTTGATTTTCCTTTGCTCATAATTCTTTACTTATTAAATTTTCGCTTATCCAGCCTTTGCCTTTTAGCTTTCTAAGCCATCCTTTTCTGCCTCCACCGTAGAGGCGTTTAATTCCTAATTGTTTGGCAAACTGTTCAATAGAAGTGTCAACTATTGATTGTAGTTCTGAATAATCTCCCCCGCAAAACAGTATGTTAAGTGTCTTAATCTGGGGAAAGACAACTATCTCCGTTATTATAGCACTATTTTTGCCAGGCCATAAAGCAAAAATACCTTTACGGATTTGTTCTTCTACATCCTCGATACTATACATATCTTGGTGTTTGACCGCTTTCTCTATCCAAGGTTTACACCTTTGCCACTCTATCTCCCAAGGCTCTAGTATTTTAGACTGTTGCTGTGGCTGAGAGAGTTCCGTTATCTGCGACACTAACTTTATATTTTGTTCCATTTGGGCTTACTAATACTAATTCTGTTTGATCTCCGCCACCTACTTCTATTCGCTCACCTTTCTTAAAAGATAAACCATCTCGGTATTCTATTTCAGAGACTAAATAATTTTGGTAATCAGAATCAAACTTGAGTAGAGGTTTACGAAGTGCTCTTCTAGCCATTATCTCTTACCTCTTTTCTTAACGTCTAATCTAATCTTACCAACTTGGAATGGTTGTGAACCATCCCCTGTAACTTTCATTTTAACTTGTCTAGCGGTAAATCTCGCATCGGTATAACCATCGGTATCAAATGTAAATGTACCAAAGTTTGTTTCAGGGCCAAGTGGAGTAAACCTACCTTTAAAACTAATAGCAACACCTGGTAAGGTAGTCGCTTCTTCATCAGGTAAAACTTGACTGCACTGCACATAGTTATCACCCATACCAATTTCTATTGGAGCTGTTTCACAGAAAGGTACTTGAATACCAACATTCTCAGAGTTGACTAGAGCAACATCGCTTTCATGTTCATAGACATTACCATTGCTATCACAAGCAATCGGTAAATCAAAAACACCTTGATCTATCCAACAGGATCTATCCATTGAACCAATGGACCAGACATTATCAACATAGTTCCAAATAACATATTTATTAGGTACTAAAGAAGTGCCAGTTGGGAAAAAGAACCACATTTCATTGTAGTTGGAGTTATGACCAGCAGAAGATGTTGGTCTATAAGTGTAGTTTATATTGTCATATATATAGTCATGTACTTCGCATGGTATTTCTTTGACTGAACCATCAAAGATAAAGAAAGAGTTTTCACCCATCCAAGCTAAGAAAGCACCAGCCGTTACGAT